AGGCCAAACAAAAATGATCAGGAACAAGATGAGTTTTCATCAGAGGGAGAGATCCATCTTTTGAAACATAGGAACGGAGATCTTGGAAAGATAGATATAGAGTTCGATGCGGATATAGTTCTATTTAAAAACAACACCGTGGAACGGATAAGCAGAGAACCTGATTTTTAAAAACAATACTATGGGAAGAACTTATGATGAATGGAAATCGAGCAACCCCGAAGATGATCGGGAAGAACGCCAACAGCAGGATGAGGACGAGGCGTGGGAAGAACTTCGTGAACTACAAAGATTGAGAGATGAAAAATGAGCCGACAGCAGAATTTCCAATGAAGGTATTTACGGGTAAAATAAATCCTGTTAGCGCAGATACTGTTGGCGGGGTGAAAGGGGATCGGGACTTGCGATTAAAAATTATTGAGGAATCAATTAACTAAACAATATAATGGATAAACTATTTAAACAAGCAGAATTTACGGATGCTGTCAAGGCAAAGATGTTCAACGAAATGTTGGCCCAAAAAAAACGCATCAGCTTACAGGATTTTAGTGAGCAAATCGGGATCTCAAAAGCCACACTCAACAGGGTGTATAATGGCAGAGAACCTGATATAAACACCTTCTTCATATTATGCAAGTGGATGAAAAAGCCTTGCTCAAAGTTTTATAATAGCGGGGGGGAGTGATGCAAGTATCCGAATGTTGCAACACCCTATATTATGGGAGTGAGGAAGATCCTTTATGCCAACACTGTCATGAACATTGTGAGTTGGTCGATGGAGAATAATATTAACAGATCCCCAAGGCTTGGTTTAAAAACAAAGTCGCTTTTGTTCTGCCAGGCCGAAGGGATTATTTAATGATAAGATAATGAAAAAGACAGCGAAAGAAATATTAAAAAAGAAATATTATGCAACTTGCCATATTTCTGGATTTTTAACACTAAGCGTTGACGAAATGGTTGAGCTAATGGAATCCTACGCAAGTCAAACCTCAATAAGTGATGAAGAAATAGGTGAACAAATATTTGATGAAATTACTGACTGGATTTATAATGTCGAAGATCAAGCAGGAAATAAACTTAATGTTATAGATGCAAGTGATTTAAAAGAGATAATTCCAAGCATAGTAGCTAAATTAAAAGCTATTAACCACAAGCCTTTGGGAGAGTGGATAAGCGTTGAGGATAACACTAAAACAATAAGATGAAAGCAGAATATTATTTTTTATCAGAGAATGACGAAATATGTTATAATAAAGCACATTTTCTTGATTTAATGGAATATGAAGGATGGACTGAAATAGAAGTTTACAAAGCTGTTCCAGAGAAATATAATGGTATATTTTGGTGTAAACATGATACTTTTTGCGGTGATAGTTCAAGTGAATATTGTGGTAAACAATGCAAAACATATGCTCCAAGAAATGGTAAAAGCGGATGTTGTAAGTATTATTCAAATATACTTTATGGGAAAGGTGAGCAATTGATTTTAACACTATAAAGAAATAAAATGAAAACAGTAATCTATAAATGTAATTAGAGAACATTTTAAAACACAACAGCATGACTGAACAAAAAAAATTAACACTTAAAGAACTGAAAGACAAACTGCCAGAAAAGCAGAAAATCTTCTGTCACGAATACATAATTGATTGGAATGGTTCAAGATCATATAAAGTTGCATACATAAATATAACCGACGATTCAGCACGGGCATTGTCTTCTAAGCTATTAACAAATATTAACATACAGCAATACATTGAATATATACGTCATAATTATGAAGAAGAATCAGGAGTTTCAAAGCTTCGAAATTTGAAAGAACTTGCAAAAATTGCCTATTCTTCGATAGCAGAACTTCATGACACTTGGATAAGCTTAAAAGAGTTCGAAGCATTGACTGAAGATCAAAGAGCAGCGATTGAAAGCATTGAATCAAAGACAGAAAAAAGGCGTGAAGGCGAAGAATTTGTGACTGTTAAGTTTGTGAAATTAAAGCTATTTGCAAAGAATCCAGCAATTGACTTAATCAACAAAATGATGGGATACAATGAAGCTGAAAAGATTGAACATACAATAAATAGTGTGACTGGATTTGATTACGAAGCGCCAAAAGATGAAAACAAATAATAAAATAAAAAGACGCTAAATTTTAAAAGTGCGATTCAGCAATTTGAGTAAACTTTTAGTGCTTACGAAACAAAGAAAACATAATTTATTTAATTAAATGATAAAGATAAAAGCAAAAGACATTGAATGGAACGAACTCAAAGAAAATGACTATTTGGGTAGATTCATGCAATACACTATCAGAATTGAAAAAGAAGATTGGCGATATTGGACAGTTGCAATTTACACAAAAGAAGATATTGTCTTCAGTTGCACAAAGAAAACTCTAAAAGGTTCAATTCGTCAATCAGTCCGAGAACTAAACAAAATTGTTAAAACAGTAGACAAATGAAAATATACACAGGCAAAATTGATGTCAAAAAGATTGACAAAGCAAGATTATTTGAAGGCAAAAAAGGAACTTACCTTGATATTGTGATGTTCGTGAATGAAGAAGCTGACAATTACGGAAATCATATTGCAATTCAACAGCAAACAAAGCAAGATGAAGAAAAAATATACATAGGCAATGCAAAGCAATTTGTCAAGAAAGAACAACAGACACAACAGACAGAAGATAAAGAAGACGATTCTCCTTTTTAAATGAAACCTAAAATAACACCTAACAAAAGACAACATCTTGCATGGCAAGTATTACTTGACAGCGAAACAAATTTCTTGTTGTTTGGTGGCGGAGCTGGTGGCGGTAAGTCCTGGCTTGGTTGCGAGTGGCTTTTGTATATGTGTTATGTATATCCAGAAACACGCTGGTTCATAGGTCGTGAGGAATTAAAACGTCTTCGAGATTCAACACTCCAGACGTTTTTTAAAGTTTGCAGTTATCACAATATACCTTTTGATGATTATAAATACAACGGTTCAGATCATTTCATAAAGTTCAAGAACGGTTCAAGAATTGATATGTTGGATTTGAAATTCTTGCCTTCGGATCAACTTTATGAAAGATTTGGTTCTGTTGAATTTACAGGTGGCTTTATTGAAGAAGCTGGCGAAGTTCATTTCAAGGCATTTGACGCACTGAAAGTAAGAATTGGTCGTTGTCTTAATGATAAATACAATTTGACTGCAAAAATATTCATAACAGCAAACCCAAAGAAGAACTGGTTGTATGAGACATTTTATAAGCCGAATAAGAGCAACACGCTTGCTTTAGAATATAAATTCATTCAATCACTTGCAAGAGATAATGAAAAGCTACCAAAAGAATATTTAAAAAATCTTGACAGTATTTCAGACACTGTCACAAAAGAAAGACTTCGAGATGGTGTCTGGGAATATGATGATTCAGATACACAATTGTTCCAATATGATGCTTTAAGCGATATGTTTACGAACAGTCATGTCATACAAGGGCAATCTATCATTAGCGCTGACATTGCTCGTCTGGGTAGCGATAAGTCTGTATTTGGTCGCTGGTCAGGATTCGTTCTTGAAGAAATAAAGACAATTGATGTCATGACATTGACTTCACAAGTTGAAATTCTAAACAACATGAAGCAACAACATTCAATTGCATCTTCATACATTGTATGTGACGAAGACGGTGTTGGTGGTGGTGTTGTTGATATGCTACATTGCAAAGGATTTGTGAACGGCTCGAAAGCTATTTCAAGCAACAGAAAGAAGCCTGAAAATTATAAGAATCTAAAAACCCAGTGTGCATATAAAATAGCTGAAATTATCAATTCACGGCAACTGTACATCAAAGACAAAACGCATAGAGATACAATCATTCAGGAGCTTGACGCATATCGAAGAAAGAAGATTGATAGTGACGGGCGTCTTGAAATTTATAGCAAAGAAGATGTGAAAGCAAGCATTGGTAGAAGCCCTGACTTTGCAGACATGATTATTATGCGATCATTCTTTGAATTATCAGTTGGCCAATTAATAGCATAAATTAAAAAAGTTTTATTATATTTGAATTCGTTTTTCATAGTTACATTAAAAGTTTAAGCAACAGAAGCCAGTCATTTAGATTGGCTTTTGTATTTTATAAGAATAATTTTAATTATATTTGCAATATAGTTCTTGTATATATTTGACTTTCTTTGGACAGGGGTTCGAATCCCCTCATCTCCACAAAGCTATTGAATTTTAATTTTGCCTTGGAAGGATAGGAACATAATAGTCGCCTTCAATTTTGGGGATGACTGGAATTGACAGGTTAGCATTGAAGATATGCGTGAAGTGGAGCTATCGTCTTAATCGACAAATTTAAATTAAGTTCAGATTATGAGGTAAAAATTGCCGCATAATTGATTAG